CTTTTACCAATAAAACATTAACAACACCAGCACTGAATGGTGCGGTTGTAGATAATAACAACGCTGTTTCTGCTGCAGGTTCAACTCAAGCGGGTGCTACTGCTCTAACCGTAGATTATAACGTAGTTACTACAGTTGCTGCATCTACTGGAGTTAGACTTCCAACTGCCACCGCTGGTCGTAGAATCGTAATTGTCAATAAAGGCGCAAGCACTCTTACGATCTATCCTGCGACTTCGGCATATATCGATGCTGGATTGATTAATGCTGGTATTTCTGTTGCTTCAAACGGTTCAATTGAATTGATGGCATCATCGACGACACAGTGGTATTCTCTCGCTCGTGTTGCAATTTATGATTCTTCGGGGACTCTGCTTAACTAATGTCAACAGTTATTCAACTCAAAAGAAGTGAGACTGCTAGTGCAGTTCCCACTGCAGGTCAAATTGCAGTCGGAGAACTTGCGGTAAATTTAGCAGACGGAACACTATACTCAAAAAAAACCGACGGAAGTATTATCGAAGTTGGTGGATACAATCCAGAATTTTTTACAATTCCTGGAACAATCGACTTAGGTGATATCGCTGGCGTAAATCCTTCAGTTTACGACATGGGTTCATTATAAATAGTCCCAAAGAGGACAAGATATGGCAATTTCATCTAGACAAGGACTAATTGATTACTCTCTCCGTAGACTCGGATTCCCAGTAATCGAAATTAACGTAGACGAAGATCAAGTTTCTGATCGGGTTGACGATGCATTGCAGTATTTTCAAGAATACCATTTCGATGGTGTCGAAAGAACTTATCTTAAGCATCAAATTACAGGCAACACTCTTAAATTTAGCGGACTAAGTTCTCCCTCGTTTACTCTCGGCGAAAAACTCGTCGGCGAAACATCGGGTGCATCTTGTTATTTGATTTCATTAGATGGCACGACTGCCACAGTTGGTGTGACAACGGGAGTATTCCTAGTAAGCGAACCTGTAACTGGTCTTAATTCTGGTTTTACTCGTACGCTTGCATCTTCTCTGTTTTATACCGCTGGTGATTTAGATAACCAGTATATTCCCATTCCAGACGCAGTAATTGGCATCATCAAGTTGTTCAATTTCAATGCTCCTAGCGATGGTATGGAAAATCCAAACAACATGTTTAACTTGGTCTATCAGTTTAGACTTAATGACATGTATAATCTTCTGGCAGCAGACCTTATCTACTATGCACAAGTTAAAACAACTCTACAGATGTATGACCAGATTTTCCCTGGACAGCGTTCGATTAGATTTAACAGAAAAACAGATAAACTTTATATCGACGTAAACTGGAAAGAGACATTCCAAGTCGGTGATTACATTATCGTTGAGTGTTATCGCATTCTAGATCCAGCAGAATACACTAAAGTCTATAATGACATGTTCCTAAAGATGTATACCACTGCATTGATCAAACGTCAATGGGGTGAGAACATGAAGAAGTTTGGAGGAATCCAACTTCCAGGTGGTGTTCTTCTGAATGGTCAGCAAGTTTATGACGAAGCAGTCGACGAGATTAAACAAATCGAAAACGAAATGCAACTCAAGTCAGAACTTCCTGTCGATTTCTATACGGGATAAGAGATGCCAACGAATTTTTACTTTCAATCTGGTAATACCTCGGGAACAACAAACGAACAGCGTTTGGTGGAGGATCTTGTCATTGAAAGTCTTAAGATTTATGGACATGACGTTTACTATCTTCCAAGAACAATTGCTAACCAAGATCCAATTTTCGGCGAAGATCCGCTATCATACTTCAGTCAATTCTATCCTCTGGAAATGTATCTAGAGAACGTAGAAGGATTTGAAGGTGAAGGCGATCTGTTCACCAAGTTCGGATTTGAGTTTAGAGCATCAGCAACCTTCGTAGTTTCTAAGAGACGTTGGGAAGAATCTGTCGCGGATAACGCTGACAGTCTGCAACTGACAACAAGACCGTCAGAAGGTGACATACTTTATTTTCCAAAAACTAAGACGTTCTTTGAAATCAAGTATGTTGATTTTCTTAATCCGTTTTACCAACTCGGTAAGATTAACATATTCAAACTGAAATGCGAAGTCTTTGAATACAGTTCTGAGAGATTTATTACTGGGAATGCAGAAATCGATGTTATCGATGATAAGTCTCAAGATCAATATGCATACCAGTTCTTACTTGAGGGTGGCGATGATCTATTGCTAAACTCTGGTGATTCTCTAATCTTGGCAGGATATTCGGTGACCGAAATTGATCCTCTAGCAAATAATGAAGACTTTGATAATCTTGCGTATGATGGAATCATAGACTTTACGTCTATCAATCCATTCGGCGAAGTGTTGGTGAGGAACTAATGTTCGCTGGTAAATTTTTCTATCACTCGCATATTCGTAAAGCGATTATTGCCTTTGGTACCATCTTCAACAACATTGTTGTTCAGCGCAAAAACTCTGCGGGAGAATTTGCGCAGAGTCTTCGTGTTCCGTTAGCATATTCTACTAAGCAGAAATTTCTTGCTCGTATTGCCTCAGTTCCTACTATCGATCCTGCAAGCATAGCAATTACACTACCAAGAATTGGGTTTGAAATCACTGGACTCAATTACAATCCATCTCGCAAGATCAACATACTGACAAAAAACATTGCTGTAGGTGCTGGCGACGATACAAATAAGTTACGCAGTCAGTTTACTAGCACTCCATATGACATGTCGATTTCTCTTTACGTTTTCGCAAAGAACCAAGATGATGGATTGCAAATTATTGAGCAGATTCTACCATTCTTCAATCCAGACTTTTGTGTTACGATTAATGATGTTCCAGAGATGGGTATCAAACGTGACTTGCAAATAACGTTGGAAGGAATCGATTATGAAGATCAATATGAAGGCGATTATGCTCAGAGACAGTCAGTTATCTGGACTTTGAATTTCAAACTTGGATTAAATTTCTACGGTCCAGTCGAACTGCAAGGTATCATTCGAACTGCTATTGCGAATACATACGCAAATGACACGGTTGATATCAACAATGGACAAAGATATACAGTGACAACAACACCATCCGACGTAACACCAGAAGTTGGTGTGTGGGACTATGTGGAGACATTTGATGAGTTCTTCGAATAACTATGAAAAATTAGATGAGATTTTTGGGACTCAGTCTGCGCCAACATCTACCGCAGTAGTTATCCCACCTGCTCCACCAATTCAAGTTCCTGTTGCGTACATACCAACAGGCGACGATATCGAAGACGATTATCAAGTTGCCCGTAAGAAAATCAACGATCTTATCGACAAAAGTCAACAAGCACTTGATGGAATGCTAGGTGTTGCTCTTGCCAGCGACAGCCCTCGGGCATATGAAGTTGTCGGTCAATTAATCAAAACAACGGGTGATGCCGCTAAAGATCTACTCGATCTACAGGCGAAGAAGAAAAAAGTTTTACAAGACGACAACAAGAAGTCTCAGCAAATTGATACTCAGAACAATATTATTTTCTCTGGTAGTACTTCCGATCTACTCAAAGCATTAAAGGCAGAGAAAGCAAAGATCATTGATCATGAATGAAGAAGAATCCTCATATCACGGTAATATTAATTTAAAACCGATTGGTTATAAACATAATTTTACTCATGAACAATTAGAAGAACTCGCTAAGTGCGAGGACGATCCAATTTACTTCATTGAAAATTACTGCATGATCGTTTCGCTCGATCTTGGTTTGATTCCATTCAAACTATATGACTGTCAGAAGCGCAAAGTCCATCATATCCTAGATAATCGTAAAGCGATTCTTATGGAAGGTCGTCAGCAGGGTAAAACTATTACAGCTGCTGCATGTATTCTCTGGTATACATTGTATAAAGAAGCAAAAACAGTTGCTATCCTTGCCAACAAAACATCTGCTGCTCGCGAAGTTATGAATCGCTACCAAGGTATGTATGAAAACTTACCACTGTGGATGCAGCAAGGTGTAAAGACATGGAACAAGGGTGACGTTGAATTAGAAAACGGATCCAAGGTATTTACTGCTGCTACGACTGCCTCTGGTATTCGTGGTAAGTCGGTTAACTGGTTGTATATCGACGAAGCAGCGATCATTCCAAACACCGTTGCTGAACAGTTTTTTGCTTCGGTTTATCCTACAATTTCCGCTGGTCAAACCACCAAGATTCTATTGACATCGACACCTCTTGGTTACAATCACTTCTGGAAATTCTGGAACGAAGCAGAAAAAGGTGTCAATGGATTTGAACCTATGTTCATTCCATATAGCGAAATTCCTGGGCGTGATGATGCATGGGCAGAAGAGCAACTTAAAATGCTCGGCGAACTTAAATTCAATCAGGAAGTTATGTGTAATTTCCTCGGTTCGAGTAATACACTTATTAATGCGAAAACTCTGGGGAATATGAGTTCTATCGATCCAGTCTATGCTAAAGATGGATTGGATATCTTTGAAGAACCTATGCCAGAGAGAACATATGCGATAACTGTTGATACTGCCAGAGGTATTGGCGGAGACTATTCAACTGCAGTCGTAATTGATGTTACATCTGTTCCATATAAGATGGTGGCAAAGTATCGTGATAACAAGATCGCTCCACTTCTATTTCCCAATATTATAAATAAGGTTGCAAGAGATTATAATTCCGCACATGTATTGATTGAAGTAAATGATATTGGGCAGCAAGTCGCTGATATTTTACATAGCGACTTAGAATATGATAATATTCTTACAACTGCTCGAGATGCGAACAAACAATATCTGTCTCCAGGTTTTGGCAGAACGACTACCTTTGGTGTCAGAATGTCAAAGCAAGTTAAGAGACAGGGTTGTTTTACGTTTAAGTCGTTACTAGAGGAAATGAAGTTACAAATTTTTGATGCTGATACGATTAGTGAATTATCAACGTTTATTGAAAAAGCAGGATCATATCAAGCAGACGAAGGTTATCATGACGACTTAGCAATGTGCTTAGTACTGTTCGGATGGTTAACCACAAATACTTACTTTAAAGACTTGACAGATATAGATATTCGTGAGAAGTTATATGACACCCAAATGAGACAGATTGAAGAAGAACTCACTCCCTTTGGTATTATTGTCAATGGAAGAGAAGAAGAAGTGTTTATTGCTGGGGGTGATTATTGGAAAGTCGATACGACATATCGATAAACACAAAATACACGAGTTATAAATAAAAAACAAGATGAGACTGAATCATTTTAACACAAGGAGAATAAAACATGGCTTTTCAGTTATCGCCTGGAGTCCTAGTTACCGAACAAGACCTTACTAATGTTGTTCCAGCAGTTTCGACTTCTATTGGCGCATTCGTAGGTAATTTCAATTGGGGACCAGCGGAAGAAATCGTTACTATTGGATCCGAGAACGAACTTGTAAAAAAGTTTACTGGACCAACCTCAACTAACTCAGTAGACTTTTATTCTGCTGCAAACTTCCTCGCATACACCAACAATCTCAAACTCGTTCGCGCATGTGGAACAGCAGCAAGAAACGCTGTCGGATGCGGTCAACCTGCAGTTTATATTCCAAACGGAGATGTCTACGAAGACAGTTTCAGCGACGGTAATCAGGGTATGGAATTTACTGCAAAGTATCCTGGCGAAAAAGGCAATGGTCTTATTGTTTCAATCTGCGACTCAACAGGATTTGATACATGGGATTATGCATCGAATTTCGCTGGTGCTCCAGGAACTTCTGACTATGCTGATGCCAAAGGTGCATCTAATGATGAAGTCCACGTAATTGTAGTCGACGGAGTTGGAGCGTTTACTGGAACTGTGGGAACAGTTCTTGAGAAGTTCGCCAACTTGTCAGTTGCTTCTGATGCAAAAGGCAATGACGGTGGATCAATCTACTACAAGAATGTAGTTAATACACAATCAAAGTATGCATGGTGGACAAAACACCCATCCCAAGCTGAAGAAGAAAGTCTTGCATGGGGTGCTGCTGCCGCTGCAGGTACTTATGATTACATTGATGCTAACGGTGAGCACACTTGCACTTTCACAGGTGGTGTTGATGATGCTCCTTGCAACGGTGATCTTGAAGCAGGATACTCACTGTTCGCTGATAAAGAACTAGTAGATATCTCTCTGGTAATTACTGGTGGTCACTCTGCTGCTGTTTGTCAGCATGCGATTGATACCCTTTCACTGGGTCGCCTAGATTGCGTTACGTTTGTTTCTCCTGCCCTCGCTGATGTTAAGAACAATGCTGGTTCTGAAGCAGCAGACGTAATTGATTACTTCGTAGATACTCTAACTCGTTTTAGTTCGTATGCTGTTGCTGACTCAGGTTGGAAGCGTCAATACGATCGTTACAATGACGTATATGTCAACGTTCCTTTGAACCCTGACATCGCTGGTCTTTGTGCTCGTACTGACAATACCAACGATCCTTGGTTCTCACCTGCTGGTCTAAATCGTGGTGCGATTAAGAACGTTGTTAAACTTCTTTGGACTCCAAACCAAACAGAACGTGACGAACTTTATAAGAATGGTATCAATCCTGTTGCTAATCTCCCAGGAAATGGTATCGTTCTTTATGGCGACAAAACATTGCTGGCGAAACCTTCAGCGTTTGATCGCATTAATGTTCGTCGTCTGTTTATCGTTCTTGAAAAAGCAATTTCGACTGCTGCTAAGTATCAGTTGTTCGAATTCAATGACGTGTTTACTCGCGCTCAGTTCAAGTCCATTGTAGAACCATTCCTCCGCGATGTTCGTGGTCGTCGTGGTATCTATGACTTCCGAGTAGTTTGTGATGATACGAATAACACTGGTGAGGTAATTGACCGTAACGAATTCGTTGCTGACATCTTTATCAAACCAGCAAAATCGATCAACTTCATCCAACTGAATTTCATCGCTACGAGAACTTCAATTACGTTTGAAGAAGTCGGCGCTTAAACCCTATAAATAAAAAAGATTAGGAGAATCTAATATGGATATTTCAAAATTTAAGGGGTTACTAGGTGCTGGTGGTGCAAGACCAAATCAATTCCGCGTAATTCTGGGTTTCCCTGCATATGTTAATGTTCCCAACAAGGAATACGCTCTGTTGGTTACTGGTGCTGCAGTTCCTGCATCTAATGTAAACCCAACCCTACTTCAGTATCGTGGTCGTGAGGTTAAACTCGCTGGTGAACGTATCTTCGATCCATTCACAATTACCATTGTAAACGACACAGAGTTTTCACTTCGTCGCCCATTTGAAGCATGGATGGATGGAATGAATAATCTGACGGATAATACTGGTTACATCACACCACGTGATTATCAAACCGATATGACGGTCGAGCATCTCGATCGCAATGACGGTGTTCTTCAGACCTATAAACTGGCTTCAGCATTCCCGATCAATATGTCGGAAATCGCTCTTCAGTATGGACAGAACGATGTGATTGAAGAGTACACCGTAACCTTCCAATATCAGCACTATACCACTACTCGCGGTCGTTCGAAGACTACTCCTGCGTAATATTGAAAAGTAAATTGAATTATGGAAATTTTTGGTTATAAAGTTGAGAAATCCAAGGCGGCACCGACGGAGAAATCGTTTGTGCCGCCGACGGACGATGGAGGTTCTGATGTCATAAAGGCAGGTGGTTATTTTGGCACCTACCTTGACTTAGAAGGAACCGCCAACACCGAGGCAGAACTTATTAAAAAGTATCGCGACATTGCTTTTATGGCAGATGTCGATTCTGCGATTGATGATATCGTGAATGATTCTATTTCAAACCTCGATGATGAACGTCCTGTTGAAATCAATCTTGATAATGTCAAACTATCTGACCCAATTAAGAAAAAGATTCAACAAGAATTTGAAACAATTCTGGATCTCTTAGAGTTTAATCTTAGAGCGCAAGACTATTATCGTCGTTGGTATATTGATGGTAGAATTTATTTCCACAAAGTAATTGATACGGCAAAACCTAAAAATGGTATTACCGATATTCGCTTTATTGATCCTCGTAAGATTAAAAAAGTTCGCGAGATCTTTAAAGAAAAAGATGAAAAATCAGGTGTTGAATTCATCAAGAAGATTGAAGAATACTTTGTTTATAATGAACGTGGTATTGTTCTAGATAAAGCACATACTGCTTCTCCTGGATCTGCTGCAACAATGAAGGTTACTCGTGATGCGATTTGCTATGTTCCGTCTGGTCTGAGTGATCAGGATAAGAACATTGCTTTGTCGTATTTACATAAAGCGATTCGTCCCGCCAATCAGTTGCGCATGATGGAAAACGCTGCAGTAATCTATAGAATTTCGAGAGCACCAGAACGTCGCGTATTTTATGTTGACGTTGGTAATCTCCCTAAGTTAAAAGCGGAACAATATCTTAAAGGTATTATGGACCAGTATAGAAATAAACTGGTATATGATGGTAATACTGGTGAGATCCGTGATGACAAAAAGTTTATGTCAATGCTTGAAGACTTCTGGTTGCCTCGCCGCGAAGGTGGACGTGGTACTCAGATTGAAACTCTTCCAGGTGGTCAGAGTCTCGGTGAAATCGGAGACATCGACTACTTCCAGAAGAAACTATTTCAAGCATTGAACGTTCCGATTTCAAGAATGCAACAGCAGTCAGGTCTAAACTTTGGTCGTGCTGCTGAAATTAACCGCGACGAATGGAAGTTTACTAAGTTTATTGCTAAACTTCGTCGTCGTTTTTCTCTTCTGTTCGATGATCTTCTTAAGACTCAGTTAATTATCAAGGGTATTATTACTGAGGCAGACTGGAATTTGATCAGAAATAATATTGAATACAAGTATGCTACTGATGCATATTATACTGAGTCGAAAGAACAGCAAATTATACAATCTCGTGTTGAGATTCTCAACGGAGTAGCAAATTATATCGGTACTTTATATAGTAAAGCATATATTCAGAAGCATATTCTTAAACTAACAGATGACGATATTGCACAAATTGAATTAGATAATTCGGCAGACCCAGTCCAGTTAGAACCTGCGATGCAACCGCCACCAGATGAAGGACAACAATAATGGATAATACTGAGGTAATTAAAAGTTTAATAAATAACATTGAAACAGGTAATATGGTCGATGCGGGTGATGATTTTAACGCTGCATTCGATCTAAAACTTGCAGACATTCTTTCTGCTCGTCGAGAAGAAATGGCAACCGCTGTTTTTAATTCGAGCGAAGAACTAGAAACGGAAGAGGAAAACGATGAAGACGTTTAAACAATTACTGGAACAGATCGATGAAACTCTTTCATTGTTTGTAGAAGAAGTTGAAACTCTCGACGAACTTTCAAAATCAACTATGGGTGCTTATGCTAAGAAGGCAGCTGCTGACTTTACTGCTCGTAAACCAAAGATGGGTTATGATGGTCAGCTAAAGAAGATGCAGAACCGTAAAGTTGGTGTCAACCGTGCACTTGATAAGATGTACGGAGAAGAAGTCGAGCAGATCGACGAACTTTCGAGAAAAACTCTATCATCGTATACAGCATCAGCAGCACGGGATATGGCGCATACTGCTCGTAAACATTCTGATGCACAGAATGCAGCTGCCGATGTTAATGCTTCTCTGAAGAAAGCAAAAAAGAAAAACAATTATGATAGTCCTGCACATAAACAAGGCGAAAAACTCGGTCATCGCTGGATGAATCGAGCAAAGGGTATCGACAAGGCAACAAATAGACTTGCCAAGGAAGAAGTCGATCTAGAAGAAGGTCGTATGAAAGATCTGGCAATGGACATGGAATCATTGTCTCATGCAGATTTTAAAAAGAAACATAAAAGAACAAAGCAAGAAATGCAAAGTTCTTTGAAGTCTGAAGCACTAAAGGGCGATCAACATAAGATTGACGCGAATAAGAATGGTAAGGTTGATGGTCACGATTTTAAGATTCTTCGTAATCAGAAAAAAGCAAGATACCAGTAAGGAAATAGCAAATGGCAGCAACTGTATCAGTTCTAAAACTAACCCAAGTGCACGGTGTGGTTAAAGTGCGTGGCACTGGATCTGCTACGATTGCACTTGCAACAGATCTTAAGAAGACTTCAGAATCTCAGTCTTCACCCAAAGCAAATATTCGCACCCTTCATTGGGCGTGTGCAGTAAATACTACTGCAACAATTACTAGAAATAGTCAAGTACTATACTATCTTTCTGGTTCAGGAAAGATGGAATTTATGGGATGGTCTGATAATGAACATAATGGATCAGATATTGTTGTTGATTTCTCATCAGGAACTGGCGCTGTAGTTCTAGAACTCGCGAAGATTTCTGGTTATGGTTCGCAGCAGCACCAAAATTCCAATGGAGATCTAGGATAATGAAATTAATTACTGAAGTAAACGACAACGTTCGTTATATCACTGAAGAAAAAGACGGCAAGAAATCCCTCTTCATTGAAGGTGTTTTCCTACAGTCAAATCTCAAGAATCGTAATGGACGCATGTATCCTGCTGATATTATGGAAAAAGAAGTCGAGCGTTATATGAAGGAAGCAGTGGAGAACAAGAGAGCATTTGGCGAACTTGGTCACCCAGATGGTCCTTCGATCAACCTCGATCGTGTTTCGCACATCGTTACAGAACTTCGCCGAGATGGTGATAACTGGATGGGTAAGGCGAAGATCACTGATACTCCCATGGGAAATATTGCTCGTGGTCTGATTGAATCAGGTGGTCAACTTGGTGTTTCTTCAAGAGGACTTGGTACTCTGAAAGAGAATAGAGATGGAATTCAAATCGTTCAAGACGACTTCCATCTTGCAACCGCAGCAGATATTGTTGCCGATCCTTCTGCTCCTGATGCATTCGTAAGAGGCATTATGGAAAATAAAGAATGGGTAATTGTTGATGGTCTTTGGACTGAACAAGCATCTGATATGGCAAAGAAAGTCATTAAGAAGGCAAGCAAAAAGCAACTCGAAGAAGCAAAAATGGTAGTATTTGAGAATTTCCTCAATAGACTTGCTAAGATTTAAAGTTTCTTTATTATAAATAAAAGACTAAGTTCCGAAAATTAGGAGAAAAAAATGACTGTAGAAAGAAAAATCAGAGAGTTGCTTGCGGGAAAGCAAGCGATTACTGAAGCTTCTGACGGTGATATGACCGCACCAAAGCAAGGTAATTCGGTCACATCTTCCTCAGAAAAGATGGGTGCCTCGAACGGTAAAGATACCTCAAAGGCATCTAAGTCAAATACATCGGGCGACCAAACTCAACCACGCCAAGGTTCTTCGGCAGACGCACCACACCAAGACCGTGATGGTGATGCTGACGAAAATCAGGGTGCAAAGGTTGCCGTAAACGCCAAGGATACTTCTGACTCGTCAGGATCTGCATCTGGTCCAGGTGATGCACCAAACTTCAAAACTGTTGCTGATCCAACTTCGGTTGTGAATCAAGCATCTTCTAAGGGCAACGTTCATCAAGAAGAGTTTGAACCAGAAGATGATGATCTAATCGAAGACGATGATGATCAAGAAGATGAAGACGAAGGCGAAGATGATCTTGAAGAAGATTTCTCAGCAGAACTCGCAACTCTATTTGATGGTAACGAAAATCTGTCAGAAGAATTCCGTGGTAAAGCAGCATCGCTGTTTGAAGCAATGGTTTCTGCGTCTGTCAACGTTAAGGTAGCGGCACTTGAAGAAGCACTTATCGAAGAAGCTTCTGACCTTATGGAAGAATTTAAAACCGAACTTGTTGAGAAGGTTGATTCTTACCTAACTTATGTCGCTGAACAGTATATTGCTGAAAACGAACTCGTTGTTGAGAACGGTCTGCGTTCTGACATCACTGAATCGTTTATTGCAGGACTTAAGAATCTGTTTTCGGAACATTATATTGAAGTTCCTGAAGAGAAATATGATGTGCTTGGTGAAATGCAAGTCGAGATTGAAAATCTTCAATCCCGTGTGGACCAAACTATGACTGCAAATGTAGAACTGCATGCTGAAAATACAAGACTTCAAAGAGAAAGCGTCCTAATCGCGGTTACCGAAAACCTCGCAAAGACCGACGCTGAAAAGTTTGTAAGTATTGTCGCTGATGTAGAATTCGAGAACGCAGAAATTTTCGAAGAAAAGTTGAATGTCATTAGAGAAAACTATTTCCCTAAAGCACAACCTAATACGGAAGAAAAGATGACTGACGGTCTAGATGAGTCAACTGAGTATAATTCATCTCCTCTTATGGAGAAGTACTCAAAGGCACTAGACAGAATGGCATCCCAAATCTAAATTAATATAAATAATAAGTTGAAATAAAAAAACCCTACAAGGAGAAAAAAATGTTTCTTTCAGAATCTCTACAAAAGAAGTGGGAGCCTGTCCTAAACCATGAAGGCATGGGACAAATTAAGGATTCCTACAAGCGTGCAGTTACTGCTGTCGTTCTCGAAAACCAACAAAAGGCTCTTCAAGAAGAAAAGACTGCGTTGTTCGAAACTCCTGCAAACGCAACTGGATCTGGCATCGATAACTACGATCCAATCCTAATCTCGCTCGTTCGTCGTGCTCTGCCAAACTTGATGGCATATGACGTTGCTGGCGTTCAACCAATGACTGGACCAGTTGGTCTTATCTTCGCAATGAAGTCGGCATACACTACCCAGACGGGTACGGAAGCACTCTTCAACGAAGCAGATACAGACTTCTCGGGTACAGGAACTCATGCTGGTTCAAACCCAGTTGACGGTTCTTACACCACAGGTACTGGTATTGCTACTGCTGACGCTGAAGCACTTGGTGAATCAGGCGGAACTGACTTCAATGAGATGGCATTCAGCATCGAGAAGACAACTGTAACTGCTAAGACACGTGCTCTTAAAGCAGAATACACAGTAGAACTTGCTCAAGATCTCAAGGCAATTCACGGTCTTGACGCTGAGTCAGAACTCTCGAACATCCTTTCACAAGAAATTCTTGCTGAAATCAACCGCGAAGTTATCCGCACGATCTATAAGGTTGCTAAGCCAGGTGCAGCATCGACTGCAACTGCTGGTACTTTCGATCTTGATGTTGACTCAAACGGTCGTTGGTCAGTTGAGCGTTTCAAGGGTCTTCTGTTCAACATCGAACGCGATGCGAACGTAATTGCTCAAGACACTCGTCGTGGTAAGGGTAACTTCATTATCTGTTCGTCAGACGTTGCTGCTGCTCTTGCAATGGCAGGTATGCTTGATACTGGTGCTGCACTTTCTGGTTCGCCAACTCTGAATGTTGATGATACAGGCAATACTTTTGCTGGTGTTCTTAACGGTCGTTACAAGGTATACGTTGATCCTTACTCAGCAAATGCTGGCGCTGCATCGCAGTTCTACGTTGTTGGTTATAAGGGTGCGAATGCTTATGACGCAGGTATCTTCTATTGCCCATACGTTCCACTACAAATGGTTCGTGCGATCGACCCTAACACCTTCCAACCTAAGATTGGTTTCAAGACTCGTTACGGCATGATTGCTAACCCATTCGTTCTTAAGTCGAATGGTGACACAGACGCTGATACGTTCACTGCTAACCGCAACCACTACTATCGTCGTGTTAAGGTTACTAACCTTATGTAATCAATACCTCTTCTCAGAAGAGAGGGTTGCAGAAACTGGGGGGAGCAGAAATGCTCTCCCCTTTTTTCATTATAAATATACAGCAATGGAGGAATTCAATGGTAGTATCTACAACAACAAACATCACTGAAGGATCTTGGAGCAATACGCAACCAAGCGATCTCGATTATCTGAAACCAAATGGTTTTAAGTTCCAGATCCATACACTACCAAACGTATCATATTTCTGTCAAGCAGCAAACATCCCATCGTTTAGCATTGGATTTACCACAACCGAAACTCCACTGTCAGCATTGTATAATCCAGGAGAGAAACCACAGTTCGGCGAACTTGTTATTCGATTCCTTGTTCAAGAAAACATGGCAAATTACACAGAACTATATAAATGGTTGGTAGGTTTATCATTCCCAGAAAACCACGACCAATATGTAAACTGGAACAAGTCGCAGTCATACAGATTCCCCGCAGTTCCAGAGAAACGACTGGGTGCAGTTGCTAACTTCTCAGACGCTGACTTCTTTATTCTGGATTCTGACAACAATCCAAACGTCAAGATTACATATTATGATCTATTTCCTATCAGTCTCGAGGCACTAGATTTCGATATTGCTGGTGGTTCTGTTGAGTATCTTGTAGGAGTTGCTGCGTTTAAATATAGATATTATACAATTGAGACAATATAAAATTATATTTTGATTAAATTATTCTTTGTGAGGTAATATGAAACTATCTGAAATTCAAGACATGTGGACAAAAGATGCTAAGATCAATGAGTTGGATCTTGGTAAGTCTTCGATTCAAATCGCCGAACTACATGCAAAATATCTCAACATCCTAACCAATACTAAATTACAACTTCGCAAATGCGAGGCAGACTACCTGCGTCTTCGCCGTAGTAAGTTTAAATACTATCGCGGTGAAATGACTCGCGAAGAACTAGAAGAACTTGGATGGAATCAATTTCAGGGATTGAAACCTCTGAAGAATGAAGTCGAAGATATTGTCAACTGCGACGAAGATGTTATTCGTTGTATTGACAAAGTAGAATATATGAAAGCAATGCTCTATCAACTAGAGCAGATTATCCGTTCGCTAAATGGTCGTGGTTGGGAAATCAAGAATGCCATTGAGTGGACAAAGTTTACTAACGGATTGATGTAGTGCCCGACTTAACAGTTACCAAGAAAGATGAAGTCTACTTGAATATCGAAAGCGATCCGTCGATTGCTTCCGAGTTGAACGACTACTTCACTTTCGACGTTCCTGGTGCCAGATTTATGCCAACCTACAAGGCAAAAATGTGGGATGGTAAAGCACGAATGTTTAACATGTGGACCAAGGAACTTTACGTTGGTCTGCTTCCATATCTAAGAGAGTTTGCTGCGAGATCTGATTACGAAATGGATGTCAACATGGATCCGATTGGTGACCCAGTTGACATTGAATACCTAGAAGAATTTGCCGAGAGTCTGAACCTTACCTCGCAAGGCAATCCGATTCAGGCACGAGAATATCAAATCGATGCTGTCAAGTATGCGATTCGTATCGGCAGAACTTTGCTGCTCTCCCCAACCGCATCTGGTAAATCTCTAATTATCTATCTACTACTGCGATACCACCAGAAATTTAATCGCAAGCAGTTGGTAATTGTTCCCACGACATCGTTGGTTGAACAGATGTATGGTGACTTTGCTGATTACTCGCACAATGATCCTACGTGGCATGTTGCAAATAACTGCTCCAAAATTTATGCTGGTTTTGAAAAGTCAAACCAATCAAACATCGTCATCTCAACGTGGCAGTCTATCTACAAGTTGCCGAAAAAGTTCTTCGATGAATTTGATGTTATCTACGGAGATGAAGCGCATCTTTTTAAGGCGAAGTCTCTTACCTCAATTTTCAATAAGTGCACCAAGACTAAGTTTCGCATTGGAACCACTGGTACTCTCGATGGAACTAAAACGCATAAGTTAATTCTCGAGGGTCTGTTCGGTAAGGTTCACAGGGTAATTACTACTAAGGAACTGATGGACAATAAAGATCTTGCTGATTTAAAAATCACCTGTTTGCTTCTAGATTATACAGACGAAACTAAAAAGGCAGTTAAGAATCATACATATCAAGAAGAAATGGACTGGTTGGTAAGAAACCACAAACGAAACGTGGTTATTCGTAATCTCTCAGTTACGCAAAAAGGTAACACGCTAGTTCTGTTTCAGTTTGTAGAGAAACATGGTGATGTTTTATATAAAATGATTAAAGAAAAAGCAGGAACTGCTCGAAAAGTTTTCTTCGTTTACGGTGGAACAGATACTACACAACGAGAACAGATCCGTGCCATTACCGAAAAAGAAACTGATGCAATTATTGTTGCCTCATACGGAACCTTTTCCACAGGAATAAATATACGTAACCTCCATAACGTGGTATTTGCTTCTCCATCTAAATCTCGCATTAGAAATCTCCAGTCTATTGGTCGCGGATTAAGAAAGGGAAATCAGAAAGAACGATGCAATCTTTTTGATATTGGTGATGATCTGTCGTGGAAATCAAAGAAAAATTATACGCTGAATCATATGGTCGAGCGCATCAAAATTTATAATGAAGAAGGCTTCAACTACAAAATTGTAAGGTTGGCAATTGATGACTGAATATCATATCAGACTACTTAAATTGAAAGATGGAGAGATGATCATGTGCTCCACCAATGCTGTCGAGACCACAGATCTAGATTTTAAAAAAACAATTAGTGTAAAGAATCCTGTTCAGATTATTCCATATCAAGTCGCAACACCGAATGGAACTGCAGAAGGATTTGCATTTAAAACATGGTTGCCTATTTGCGAAGGTGCAGAATTTCAGATTGCCTCTGACAGTATTATGATCGTGGGAACATTGAAATCAGATATACAAACTCAGTATACATCATTTATTGAGACGAGAGACAACCCACCTACTAACGAAATTGATGTTTATGAAGATTGGGATTGTCCTTCAGAACTTCTTAACAGGCATAAGCTACTCAATTAGAAGGTTTATTTCATAGACGACATAGTCTTTATACCTCGAATACGACAACTAGTCAATAGAATTGTTGAATAAAAAGTTTAAAAAAACTATTTACTTTTCATTGTTTTCGAGGTATGATGAAAGTTATATTAATGAGGATTTATAATGGTAAAGTCAAAGACTAACGTACATTACGTAAACAATAAAGAATTTCTTGCTGCCATAGTGGCGCATCGAGAAAAGGTTATTGCTTCCAAAGAAAACGGCACACCGAAACCTCGAGTTCCGAACTATATCGGCGAGTGTTTTGTTAAGATCGCAAACCATCTTGCATATAAAGCAAACTTTATCAACTACACATATCGAGAAGAGATGGTGCTAGATGGTATTGAGAACTGCATTACTTATGTTGACAACTTTGATCCTGCCAAATCCTCAAATCCCTTTGCCTACTTTACTCAAATTACATATTATGCTTTTCTACGAAGAATCCAGAAAGAGAAGAAGTATATGGCGACCAAGTATCGCTACATTCAGAATCTAGATGTTAGTAGCATCATTACTGAAGACGCAGATGGTTCTGAGCATACTAATGAGTTTATCAACTATCTTCGTAAACAAATCGATGATTCGTATGATAGTTCTATGGAGAATCAACCCCCAAAGAATCCTATGCCAAAACGTCGACCAAAATATTTTGATAAGAAAGAAGAAAAAAACCTTGACTCTTGACCGAGTTTAGGGTATAGTGGTTCTATTATTAATGTAAGGAGTTTTATATGAGTAAGTTTTTTAAATGGGTTTCTGAAAATACCACAAGTCTTATAGTCGCTGCTGGTTTGGGTATTCCACTTCTTCTCCTTTTCTATATTGTCGGAAAGTACGAAGAAAATGTATCCCAAGTTACTCGTCAGAATTCAGGTTGCATCTATCTCGAATCCAGTCGTCTTGGCGTAGATCAACACTATATGCTGTGTGATGGACGGATTAACCTTGTGCATCTTGCCGCTGATGGCGAAACCCCTACTGTTGAAGCCGTCGATGTAATTCAGAATGCGGTTGATGAAACGGCTCCTGCTGCCTCATCCACCCCTGCTAAGTGAGATTATTATGATAATTAATACACAACTTCTAACTAATGACATAGTTTCGGACATGCAAGAAGAAGCAGGTGAATCATCACTAAATGCCAACATCTATTTTGACATTCGTGGTGCAACACCTTCTGAAAAGGCAAAGGTGCGAGCAATCCTCGATGAATTTTATGCAGATATTCGTAAGGCGATCCGCTCTGCATGAAAGTCGCACTAATCACTGACACCCACTTTGGTGCACGATCGGATTCAATTCCGTTTGACAACTTCTTTAATAAATTCTACACAGAAGTTTTCTTTCCTCATCTTGAGCGCGAACAGATTAAGACAATCATCCATCTGGGTGACGTCTTTGATCGTAGGAAGTACATCAACTTTAATACACTGAAGAAGTGTAAGGAATATTTCTTCGACCGAACAACTGAACTTGGTATCGATGTTCATATGATCGCAGGAAACCACGATACCTTCTTCAAGAACACTAATGAAGTAAACGCACTTGATCTGCTGCTGCGGGAATATCCAAACGTAATTACATATTCCGAGGCAGAAAATATTATCGTCGACGGTAAAAACGTACTACTAGTTCCTTGGATTTGTTCGGGTAACTATGACCAAACTATGGAGATTGTTAATGCCTCAAATGCACAAGCCGTATTCGGGCACTTTGAATTTGCTGGTTTCCAAATGTATCGTGGGCATACGAATGACCACGGAATGGATACTAAACTTTTCAGCAAGTTTCCTCTTGTTTGTAGTGGGCACTTCCATCATCGTAGTCGTATCGGTAACGTTGTTTATCTTGGTAATACTTATGAGTTTACTTGGTCTGATTATAACGATCCTCGAGGGTATCACATCTATGATACGGAAACTAATGAGATAGAATTTTATGAAAACCCCAATAGAATATTCCACAAAATCTATTATGACGACACTGTTGGCGATATCAGTTTGCTTGATCTTAGTGCATTTGTTGGAACTTGCGTTCGGTTGATTGTCGTAAAGAAAACAGACTTCTATAAGTTTGATCGTTTCGTAGACAAACTATATGACTGCAATCTTCTCGAACTTAAAATTATTGAAGACTTTTCTGAATTTGAAACAGAAGCGATGGACGACGAAGAATTCAATGTCGAGGATACTATGACTGTTCTTTCAGATTTCGTTGATACTATCTCAACTGATTTAGAAAAGACTCGGATCAAGTCTATTTTACAGACTCTCTATGTTGAGGCACAGAACGTTACAGTATGATAAATTTTGCAGCACTTCGATGGAAGAATCTTCTGTCGACTGGTAATCAGTTTACAGAAATTAAATTGAATCGTTCTCCCAGTACACTAATCATTGGTGAGAATGGTGGTGGTAAATCGACTATGCTCGATGCGCTTTGTTTTGTTCTCTTCAATAAACCGTTTCGTAACATCAACAAACCGCAGTTGGTAAACTCTATCAACAAGAAGAATATGCTGATAGAGATTGAGTTTCAAACTGGTCGCAAATCATATAAGATTGTGCGGGGAATCAAACCAAATGTGTTTGAGATTTATGTAGATGGTGAACTGATCAATCAAGACGCTGCTGCTCGCGACTACCAGAAGTATCTTGAAGAATCAATTCTCAAGATGAATTATAAGTCGTTCACTCAGATTGTTATTCTGGGAAGTGCATCCTTTACCCCATTTATGCAACTTCCTGCGTTCACTCGTCGAGAGATCATTGAAGACATTCTTGATATTCAGATTTTCACTACGATGAACACTGTCTTGAAAGACAAAATCATTGAGATTAAGGATAAGTTGACTGCTGCAGATAGTCGTCTCGAGGTTCTAAAGCAAAAAGCAACTCTACAGAAAGAATATGTAGATACTCTTGAAGCAAACAAGGAGAAACGATCAGATGAAATTCAATCACGCATTTTCTTTGGTGAACGAGCAATCATCCAGTTCCAGAGTCTCGTTGCTACGCTTGAAGGTGAAAAGATTACGCATGAGGATGCCTCGGCAGCACTCGGAGATCTTACATCAAAACAAAAGAAACTCGATCAATTCAAAACCAAGTTTTCCACTCAACTCCGAGATCTTCAAAAGGAGGTGGCGTTCTATGAAGGCACGGATGAGTGTCCGACGTGTAGGCAAGGGATTGCTCATGATCATAAAGAGACCATCGTATCATCCAGACAAGAGAAAATCCAAGAACTATCTTCAGGAATGGAAAAACTCCAGAAAGAATTTACAAAACTTGAAGAACTTATCGCGGAGAATGATGTTCTTTCCGAACAAATTTCAGGACTGAATAAAGAGATCATTACTCACAACAATGAAATTATTGTTCAACAGAGATTAATTCAAGCACTCAATCTAGAACTGAATGACATTGCTACTAAGACTGCAGACATTGATGGTGAGAAAGATAAACTAAAGACATTCGCGAAGGATGTTCTTGCTCAGAATTCCGAGAAAGCGAATCTTAATGAAGAAAAGCATTACATGGATGCTGTCTCCACTCTCCTCAAGGACACTGGTATTAAGACTAAGATTATTCGGCAATACCTTCCAGTTATCAATAAATTGGTGAATAAATATCTAACTGCTATGGACTTCTTTGTTCAGTTTAATCTAGATGAGAAGTTCGATGAGACAATCAAGTCTCGTCACCGTGATGACTTTAGTTATGCATCGTTCAGTGAAGGTGAGAAACAGAGAATCGATCTGGCGCTGCTGTTTACTTGGCGCACAATCGCTAAGATGAAGAACAGCGTTGCGACTAACTTGTTGATTCTTGACGAAGTGTTTGACAGTTCTCTAGATAACAACGGAACTGATTATGTCATGGCATTACTAGATACTCTTGGTGAAGAAACGAATACTTTTGTTATCAGCCACAAGGGCGATCAACTGTTCGATAAGTTCCGCAGTTTGATTAAGTTCGAGAAGAAAAACAATTATAGTGAAATGGTGGTATAATGGAACTGTTGAAAATTAGTGATCCGATTCTGCGCGATACTCCGACTGAATTTGATTTCGAGACTCAGAATGCACAAGAACTCGCTGATGCTCTCTGGGAAAAGTGTCGAGAACTGAAGGGACTTGGTCTATCTGCTAACCAAGTTGGTATCGACGCAAAGGTTTTCGTTATGGGAACCGACGAAACAAACAGAAAGAACATCTTTAACCCAACAGTTGTTGCTCTTTCTGATAAGAAGAATACTGCGACTGAAGGTTGTCTGAGTCTTCCTGGTATTTGGTTGAACATTCGTCGACCAGAGGAAGTTACTGTTTCATATCGTAATGTCGAAGGTGAATATGTCGTTGAGCAACTTGCTGGACTAGAGGCAAGAATCGCTCTCCATGAATACGATCATATGATCGGTATGAATTTTATGGATAGAGCATCAAAACTAAAGCGCGACATGGCAATCAAATCACTAGAGAAACGAGCAAAGAGGTATATTCAAAAAAATGTCAGACAAAACGTATGATTTTGGGTTCACGTTTGAGGATCCAACCGAAACAATTATCCAACAACCAGCACAACAAATCGACACTGGTGCCCAAGATGAGATTATGGCGAAACTCTCTGAACTCTCTGCCAGAATTCTTGGAACAGATGCAACTGGTATCGTCGCTGAGCACAAGGCATTACTACAACAAGAAGTTTCATCAAAGTTGAGAGAAGTCGAGGATATGATCTTGCCTCTACTTTATAATTTAAAGAAAAATCCTGAGCGTGATTATATACATTGGCCAGGAGAAACAAGGACCAAAACAATTGACGCACAAATTGACAAGATCACAGCGATCACGAGATTTTATGAACGACTCTGAAACTTTTGCCACTAAACAAAAGTTTTTTGTTGAACCTGCTGCAAAGATTTTTAATTTTTACCTATGTGGTGAGATTAAAGAGGCAGAAGAATACATTGAATGGTTTCAAATTCTTCGATCAGTTGGTGAAACCGATATCGTTTACATCCGCATTAACAGTGAGGGTGGAGATTTGTTCTCCACGTTGCAGTTGGTTCGAGCGATTCAAGAATCCTCTGCTACGATTATCTGCTCAGTCGAAGGAATTTGTATGAGTGCTGCTACTCTGGTTTTCCTGAGTGCTGATCGATACGAACTTTCTGACCACACAATGTTTATGTTCCACAACTACTCAAGCGGAACAATCGGTAAGGGTGGTGAGATGTATGACCAAATTACCCACTTCCGTGTATGGTCTGAGAAACTTTTCAATTCTTTCTATAAGGATTTCTTAACCGACGCAGAGATTAAGTCGATGCTCGACAACAAGGATATCTGGTTGGATGCAGAGGAAGTTGCTAAACGACTTGAACACCGAGTTAAAACGCAGGAGAAACTCGAACAAGAAGAATCTGCTAAGAAAAAACCAAGAAAGAAACTTCCAATCGAATAAATAGGCTTGACTTTTCTAGAAAAATCGGGTATACTGTTTGTATGATAAAGTTTAAAGATTATATTGCTGAGTCTAAGGAGGGTGCTGGTCTAACCATTTGGGATATTGACGAGACCCTCTTTAACACTAAAGCACAGATCCATGTCGTCAAAGACGGCAAACTGGTAAAGAAACTCTCCAACACTGAGTATAATACATACACTCGGAAACCTGGAGAGTCCTACGACTTCGTTGAATTTAAAGACGCGAAGCATTTCCGCGACACCTCTGAACCTATCGCTCGAGCAATCGCGAAGGCAAAGGCAATCCACAAAAACATTAAGAATCGTGCTGGTAGCAAAATGATAATTATCACTGCTCGCTCGGACTTCGATGATCGTGACACTTTCCTAGACACTTTCCGTCAACAGGGAATTGACATTGATGACGTGCACGTTCACCGTGCTGGTAATCTAGATGCTCCCAATTCTGCTGCGGGTAAGAAAATCTTCATTAAACAGTATCTCGACTCTGGTAAATACGGTCGTGTTCGCCTGTTCGATGATGCTATCTCAAACCTAGATATGCTGCTAGGTTTAAAGACTGAATATCCAGATGTTGATTTTGAAGCATACCTTGCCCATCATGATGGAACGATGACAAGATATCGTAATTAAGGGCTTGACTTTTGTCGAGTTCTAGGGTAGAATGGAATAATAAGGAGACGAAAAATGATTAAGTCTGTTGTTGTAAGTTTGATTGCTCTGAGTGTTGCTTTTGTTCCCGTCGCTGCCGAGGCAAGACATCGCGATAATCGTGACGGAAATCGCTCAGAACAGAGTCAACATCGTTCGCGTATTAGTACTGGTGAGGCAATTGCTCTCGGTGTCGGGGCATTTATCCTTGGTGCCGCAGTAAGCAGCAAGCGAACTGACGAACGTGTAGAAGATGACCGTTGGGATGACCGTCAAGTCTATGATCGTGAATATAATTATCACAATCGTCGCCAACAAGAACGCACCTGCTATAAGGAATTTCAACCTCTGTATGATTCCTACGGTCGCATCGTGCAATATGCTAAGGTTACGACCTGCTATTAATTTTCAAAAATCTTAAATTAGGGCTTGACTTTTACCACGTTTCGGGGTAGAATGGAATATAAGTTGATGATGAGGTTTTGTGATGTCCGTTTCTAATTCTGAAAAATCCATTCTCGCCAAGCTTCTAGCTTCTGAGAATATCCATATTGAGCATCGCAAGGTTCCGACCGCTGCCTTCGATCTTAAGAATCGCTCACTCATCCTTCCTATCTGGAAGGAAATGTCTGCTGACCTGTATGACCTGCTTATCGGTCACGAAATCGGTCATGCTCTCTATACTCCTGCCGAGGGTTGGCATGATGCTATCACCGACGGTGGCAACGGCATCAAGTCGTTCCTAAACATCCTTGAAGATGCTCGTATCGAGCGCAAGGTTAAGGACAAGTATCCTGGTATCCGCAAGAACTTCTTCGCTGGTTACAAGGAATTGTTTGAGCGCAACTTCTTCGGCGTTGAAGGTCGTGACCTTAACACCCTCCGCTTTATCGACCGTATCAATCTCTATTATAAAGTTGGTGCTTTCCTGAACATTCAGTTCTCGGAAGACGAGAAAGCAGTCCTGCGTCGTATCGATGTTCTGGAAACTTGGGACGATGTCTCGGAACTTGCGACCGAACTCTATGGTCTTGCCAAAACCGAACAGACTCCTGAAGAAACTGCTTTCGATGATATCATGGACCAACTCGGTGCAATGATGAAAGATGACTCTGATATGGAACCTTCTTCTATCCCTTCCGAGACTTCTGACGAACAGTCTGATGAGAAATCTGACGGTGATTCCGATGAGTCTGATGAAAAGCAGGAAGGTGATGGTCAGTCTGCTGATATGTCAGAAAAGTCTGACGATAATAGTGACGATGATCGCTTTGATCCTGATGTCTCTGAATGGGATACCGATACTGACTCAGAGTCTGACTCGCGTGACCCAGACGGTTCTAACGGTTTCCAAGAAGAACCATATTACGACGAAAATCCTGTCGCTGAAACTGACGAACACTTCCGTGATCGTGAAAACGAACTGGTCGACAGTGAGTCTCTGCCGTATGTCTATGGTAACCTAAACATACTGAAACCCTCTGACTATATCATTCCGATGAACACGGTAATTGATAGTATCAAAATCACGGTTCGTCAGGGGTATGATGTTATCGACTCGGAATCAGATGCGACTCAAATTTACAACGAATTTCGTGCGAACAATCAAAAATATATCAACCTAATGGTTCAAGAATTCGAAATGCGTCGTAAGGCATCTGAGTTTGCTCGTGCGACTGTCGCTAAGACTGGTCGCCTCGACGCTGATCGTCTGTGGGCGCATAAGATTAGCGAAGACCTGTTCGCTCGTAATACGATTATGCCGAACGGTAAAAATCATGGTATGCTTATGTTCCTCGACATGTCTGGTTCTATGGACATGAACATGAAGGGTACGATTGAGCAGTTGGTTACGCTGGCAATGTTTGCTCGTAAGGTTCGCATTCCTTTTGAAGTTTACGGTTTCATTAATAATCAATTTGCTCGCACTGCATTCCCGAAGCATGATCGTGGTTATGAAAATCCTACCACTGGTGCTGGTCTGAACGATCTTCAGATTGCTGATTATAATTTCTTCCTGTATCAGTTCCTCGACAGTAGTTGCTCGAGTGCACAATTTAACAACGCTGTGAAAAAGTTGCTGCATCTTGGTAAGGCATATGATAATCGCCGTTCATATGGCAAACAACGGCACTATAAGTATCCTGACCACTTCGGTCTGGGTTCTACTCCTCTTGAGGAATCGATCATTGTTGCTCGTTCGATTGCTGACCAGTTTCGTTCTAAGCATCGTCTAGAAGTTCTGTCAACTGTGTTCCTAACTGATGGTGATGGTGACAATAACTTCAATACGAATTCGAAAAGTTATTATGGTCACAGTAATCTGACTGTTGAAGATTCTAAGACTCGTAAGTCGGTTACGGTAAAATATGACACCAATACACGTGGTCGTACTGCTTTCTCGTCTGCGCTGCTCGAACTCTACGGTAAGGTTACTGGTTCACGAGTGATCAACTTCTTCATTCTGGGATACAGTGAGCGGCATACTGCTCGCAATATGTTCAATGATGACTTCAATTTCGACCAGAAGTGGCGGTCAGAGTGGATTAAGGATCGTGTTTTCGCTCTCGAAAATCACGGTGGTTTCCACAATCGCTTCCTCGTTCCTGGTGGTAAAAACCTTCAGATCGGTGCTGACACTCTGACGGTTGATAGTGAGAATACGAAGCAAATTTTCCAGGCATTCAAGAAAATGCAGAACGGAAAGCAAGCGAGTCGTGTTCTGCTGACCAAAATGATTCGGGCAGTCGCCTAATGTTTGAAGGAAAGTCTATGTTGGAATGGTTCAAGTCTAGGGTGCAATGGTTAGAAGGAAAATCTGTGCTGGAATTAATTGGTTTGTTGGTGGTTTTAGTCATCACATTTTATGTCTTTGGTGTCGTGTTTTTGCTCGCACTCTCGCTGTGGCCACTGTGGTTGATTCTTTTTATTATTTACGTATATCGTAAAAATAGGGCTTGACTTTTATCAAGTTTTAGGGTATAGTGTATATAATGATTGAAAAGGAAAATATTATTATGATTGACTTCCCCTCTGAACTTGAAACTCTCGTCCTCGTTGACTGGTCGCGTGATGAAAATGGTGTCCTTCGTGCTGTTTACCCTAACGGTGCTGGGTTTATCCTCCTTCGTGGTGAAACTGTTGAATATTATGACTTCTGTAATGACGGTTCTCATGAACTGGTTGAGTCGCGTGAGTTGATTATTTCTAAATAATAGGCTTGACTTCTGTACCGTTCTAAGGTATATTATATTATAAATTGATGATGTGAAGGTGAAAAAAATGATGAATCGTGATGCTTTGGTTGAGTTCCTTTCCGCCAATAACACCAACCGTGGTGTTTTTCGTAAACGCGACGTTGTCGCTGCCGCCGAAAATCTCGGCATGAAATATCCTGGGTGGATTTTCACCAAGGAACGTATGATTAAGCGTGGTACGTACGACCTTTCGCCGCTGATGGCAGGTAACGTTACCCCTATGCCTGTTCGCGAACCAGCGAAGATTGTTATCGCTCCCAAGTTAGAAGTTCTCATTGAGA